TTACTTCTTCGCCTCTGCAACCACTTTACTACCCACGCCGCGGTTATTGTATTCCCACATGCGGTTGTAGTTAGTGTCATTCAGATTGCGCTGTATTTCGTCGTTATCATCTACGCTGCCGGTATTACCCGCAAACGGACGATTAGAGATCACCGCATCGGCCCACGGTTTAGCCGTGTTAAAACCTTCGTTGATGGCGCTATCACGGATCACCACCTGACCGTTGGTATTGGCATCAACATCCAGCGAGCGGCCCAGTTGCGCCACACCATCACCGAAAGCATTGAAACGGCTGTTTACGGCGAGGAAACCGTAGTAAATGTTGGACAGCGTAGCCGGTGCAAACACATACGCTTCTTGCTGAGTACGTGAGTTCACCACGCGGAATTCGGTGTTATCGAACACCACTGCGCCGCGACCAGAAACGATATCCACATCCCCTTCAATGTAGCTGTTGGTCACCAGCGTACGCGGCTGACGATTCGTTTCCAGACGGTTCTGCACACCGCTGTTGGTGACAAAGAAGGTGTTCTGACGACCGAGAATGTTAACGTTGTTAATCTGTACCTGGTCACCATCAGTACGCAGTGCCACCGCCGGATGGTTACCTGCATCTACGCTATCGCCCAGCGTGTTTTCGATGGTCAGATTTTGCAGTTGCAGGCCATTGTTTTGTGACCAGAAGACCGCAGAGCAGAGAACACCGATACTGTCGCTGCGTTTGCTCTGGCAGCTATCGTACATATACCACGCTGGTTTACCTGGCATATATTTGCCGCGCGGGTTGACGTCGTGACGCCAGTCGGCAGGGCTCATGCCACCATCAAGGGAAAGCCCAATCTTCACATCAATCGGTTTTTCACCTGTACCGTACAGAGTAATTCCACCCGGAGCGGCAGGGACATATACCGTTCCCTGATACTCACCAGGCATCACGGCAATATACTGGCGCTTGTTGGTACGCTTGATAATTGCCGCATCTACCGCCGCCTGAATCGTGGTATGCGTTACACCTTGAGTGCCCGCCGGGCCGACAACAAAGTCAGGTTGCGCAGGCAGGGTAATCGGGGAAGGATTCCACGCTGCAGCACCTGGTGTCAGGGATGCAAAATAGTGTTGAGCATCGAAATTCTGCGCTTCTTTTGCCGACAGAATCGGGCGAGAAGAGGTACCAGGCGCGGTTTGATCAGAAGGACGTTGATCGGGCGGGGTTGAGCTACAGGCGGTCAGCGTCACGCCAAAAGCCAATGCCAGCGCCAGACGGGAAACTGAAAATGTGTTCACAGGTTGCTCCGGGCTATGAAATAGAAAAATGAATCCGTTGAAGCCTGCTTTTTTATACTAAGTTGGCATTATAAAAAAGCATTGCTTATCAATTTGTTGCAACGAACAGGTCACTATCAGTCAAAATAAAATCATTATTTGATTTCAATTTTGTCCCACTCCCTGCCTCTGTCATCACGATACTGTGATGCCATGGTGTCCGACTTATGCCCGAGAAGATGTTGAGCAAACTTATCGCTTATCTGCTTCTCATAGAGTCTTGCAGACAAACTGCGCAACTCGTGAAAGGTAGGCGGATCCCCTTCGAAGGAAAGACCTGATGCTTTTCGTGCGCGCATAAAATACCTTGATACTGTGCCGGATGAAAGCGGTTCACGACGAGTAGATGCAATTATGGTTTCTCCGCCAAGAATCTCTTTGCATTTATCAAGTGTTTCCTTCATTGATATCCCGAGAGCATCAACATGCAATGTTGTTGGGATGGCAATTTTTACGCCTGTTTTGCTTTGCTCGACATAAAGATATCCATCTACGATATCAGACCACTTCATTTCGCATAAATCACCAACTCGTTGCCCGGTAACAACAGCCAGTTCCATTGCAAGTCTGAGCCAACATGGTGATGATTCTGCTGCTTGATAAATTTTCAGGTATTCGTCAGCCGTAAGTCTTGATCTCCTTACCTCTGATTTTGCTGCGCGAGTGGCAGCGACAGGGTTTGTTGTTATATGGCCTTCAGCTATTGCCTCTCGGAATGCATCGCTCAGTGTTGATCTGATTAACTTGGCTGACGCCGCCTTGCCCTCGTCTATGTATCCATTGAGCATTGCCGCAATTTCTTTTGTGGTGATGTCTTCAAGTGGAGCATCAGGCAGACCCCTCCTTATTGCTTTAATTTTGCTCATGTAATTTATGAGTGTCTTCTGCTTGATTCCTCTGCTGGCCAGGATTTTTTCGTAGCGATCAAGCCATGAATGTAACGTAACGGAATTATCACTGTTGATTCTCGCTGTCAGAGGCTTGTGTTTGTGTCCTGAAAATAACTCAATGTTGGCCTGTATAGCTTCAGTGATTGCGATTCGCCTGTCTCTGCCTAATCCAAACTCTTTACCCGTCCTTGGGTCCCTGTAGCAGTAATATCCATTGTTTCTTATATAAAGGTTAGGGGGTAAATCCCGGCGCTCATGACTTCGCCTTCTTCCCATTTCTGATCCTCTTCAAAAGGCTACCTGTTACTGGTCGATTTAAGTCAACCTTTACCGCTGATTCGTGGAACAGATACTCTCTTCCATCCTTAACCGGAGGAGGGAATATCCTGCACTCGCGTACCCATCGACGAACTGTTTCAAGGCTTCTTGGGCGTCGCTGGCGTGCGTTCCACTCCTGAAGTGTCAAGTACATCGCAAAGTCTCCGCAATTACACGCAAGAAAAAACCGCCATCAGGCGGCTTGGTGTTCTTTCAGTTCTTCAATTCGAATATTGGTTACGTCTGCATGTGCTATCTGCGCCCATATCATCCAGTGGTTATAACAGTCGTTGATGTTCTCTGCTTCGATAACCCTGTTGAATGGCTCTCCATTCCATTTACCTGTGACTCGGAAGTGCATTTATCATCTCCATAAAACAAAACTCGCCGTAGCGAGTTCAGATATAATTTCCACCAAAGGCAGTAGTTGCTTGATGCTAAGAATTATTCAATATCTATTCCTGTAATATCTTTTATCTTTTTCCTTGCAAAGCCTTTTGCTAGTGATTTTGAAACACTCATAAGTGTACTAATTCCCTCATCCTTAAAGTTTGTTTTTATAGCTTGCCAGACATCCTTTTGACGTAAGTCAGCAATAAAATCATGCCCTCTTGCTGTCAACCTCAGTGGTACTTCGATCCAACTATATCCAACACCTTCCCCTAACGCTTTGGACAATATATGACCGAACCCAGGTTTTCCATCAACCCTGACTATTAATTCGTAGTCACATAATAATCGCATATGGAAAATAAAATCTTGGTCATATCTATTAAAGCCATTATCCTCTAGTTCACTAAGCATCGTGTCAGGGCCACGAGTTTTTTCGAATGCGATAAGTAGATCTTTTAGATATTGCTGGTCTAATTTCATTGCCGCCTCCGTGACATGTCACAGAGATTTATATCATTAATTTTGTTTCGTGCCAGCCTTTGGTCACCCAGCATTGTGAGTCACCATTACACGGGCATGAATTAACAGGAACTCTCTCGCCGCACTTACCGCACCGTTTTCTGCTGATCGATTTTATACGCCAGCGCACACGTGCATCATCCTGGCGGCTCAGTAACGCGATGTACTCACCAAACTCGCAAGGCGCACGCCTGAAGCGACGCGTGGCACAGTTACGCTCCAGCATTTCAATTTCCTGAGCATCAAGTACAAGCTCCAGCTTACGCATACCGGATGATGCTTGCTTGGCTCTCTGATCGGCTTTGTGCTCTGTTGCTGATTTAGCCATTCTGCTTTTCCTGCATCAGGAGAAAGACAATCATGGCGGCGCGGATACTTCCGGTATCTTTTTACGCGATATTCCCCTTCAATGGCACATACAAGAAGAGAGCCATCAACAGGAGTGATTGAGGAATCGACAACCAGCAACGCTTAATTATCTATAGTGTCGTATTTGCTTCATAAAATATGGCGAATAACACAAAGCCCGCAGCAGCTCATTGTGCGGGCTTTTCTTATACCTACTTCCTAGAGATAATTCTATGGAGGCATTAAATCAATACTGTCATTGGTAATATCATATTATCTAAAAGTCTTTCCACTTTTAACATCTAGGTATATTCTGTTCGACAACGTCATTCCTCCGCAATATGTGAAATAGATGTTTTCACCCTTATTGCTTGATGCCATCCACCCTCCGATTTCCTTAAAATCGCTTTCCGTGCAGACCCCTTCATTTATTAACTTCCTAGCTGCCGAAGAAAACTCTTTTTTGTATATACGGTAGTCATCAGATCCTTTGATTAAAGTATCATCTCCGCTCGCATTTTCAGCAGGATCTGATGGCCTTTCACTGCTAAGATCACTAAGTTTAACCCATTCTGAAAACTTGCCATTAACGATTCCATTTTTTCTTGTGCAGGATTTATTACCTTCTTTAATATATTCGCTTTCCCCTCCAACACATGAGGCTGAATATGGCTCAGTTATACGAACCCATTCACCTTTTTTTTCTAGAAAATCTACGCCTTCCCTGAAAAATAGTTTCCCAGCCACTCCACATTTACTTGAAGGGCAGGTATGTCTTTCCGTTCGATCAACAACAACCCATAGTTTTGATTCATTTTTTGCCATTGCCGATGGTATTTGAGATGAGACAATTAACGTAAGCCCTAAAATTAGTATTGATTTTTTCATTGTAATTTCCTTTTACTTTTTACAAAGCGTTTAATCATGGCTGATTATCTCTAAGTGTAGTAACAGCCTTGTGCGAAACATGTTACCAAATCGCCATTTCAGTGTATCCGCAGTTAGGCTGCCACTTCAAGGATTCCTAATTACATGGTACGTAAGCGTAAAATCCCGTTGGTTGGCGGGTAATAACTCTGATCAAATCTCCCTTGTCTTTTGCTCTTACGTATGCAGCTCTTGTGTATTCAACCCAGGCCTCCAGTTCAGCAATACGCTTACTTCCATCCGAGATAACACCTTCTACTCACGCTGCTCGTTGAGTTTTGATTTTTGCTGTCTCCAGCTCAACACGCAGTTTCCCCACCGTTAGCGCAATATCCTCGTTCTCCTGGTCGCGGCGTTTGATGTATTGCTGGTTTCTTTCCCGTTCATCCAGCAGTGTCAGCACAATCGATGGTGTTACCAGCTCATGGAAAAGGTCCGCGTCAAATCCCCAGTTGTCAGGCATTGCCTGCTCTGCCGCTTCACGCAGTGCCTGAGAGTGAATTACGCTCACTTCGAACCTCTCTGTTTACTGATAAGCTCCAGATCTTCCTGGCAACTTGCACAAGTCCGACAACCCTGAACGGCCAGGCGTCTTAGCTCATCTATGGGATCGCCACACTCACAACAATGAGTGGCAGATACAGCCTGGTGGTTCAGGCGGCGCATTTTTATTGCTGTGTTGCGCTGTAATTCTTCAATTTCTGATGCTGAATCAATGATGTCTGCCATCTTCCATTAATCCCTGAATTGTTGGTTAATACGCTTGGGGGTAAATGCGAGCAATAAAAAAGGAGCCTGTAGCTCCCTGATAATTTTGCTTTTCATGTTCATCGTTCCTTAAAGACGCCGTTTAACATGCCGATTGCCAGGCTTAAATGAGTCGGTGTGAATCCCATCAGCGTTACCGTTTCGCGGTGCTTCTTCAGTACGCTACGGCAAATGTCATCGACGTTTTTATCCGGAAACTGCTGTCTGGCTTTTTTGATTTCAGAATTAGCCTGACGGGCAATGCTGCGAAGGGCGTTTTCTTGCTGAGGTGTCATTGAACAAGCCCCATGTCGGCAAGCATAAGCACACAGAATATGAAGCCCGCTGCCAGAAAAATGCATTCAGTGGTTGTCATACCTGGTCTCTCTCATCTGCTTCTGCTTTCGCCACCATCATTTCCAGCTTTTGTGAAAGGGATGCGGCTAACGTATGAAATTCTTCGTCTGTTTCTACTGGTATTGGCACAAACCTGACTCCAATTTGAGCGAGGCTATGTGCCATCTCGATACTCGTTCTTAACTCAACGGGAGATGCTTTGTGCATACAGCTCCCCGTTTATTATTTATCTCCTCAGCCAGCCGCTGTGCTTTCAGGGGATTTCTGATAACAGAAAGGCCGGGAAATACCCAGCCTCGCTTTGTAACGGAGTAGACGAAAATGATCGCACCTACCCGGATATTATCGTGAGGATGCTTCATCGCCATTGCTCCCCAAATACAAAACCAATTTCAGCCAGTGCCTCGTCCATTTTTTCGATGAACTCCGGCACCATCTCGTCAAAACTCGCCATGTACTTTTCATCCCGCTCAACCACGACATAATGCAGGCCTTCACGCTTCATACGCGGGTCATAGTTGGCAAAGTACCAGGCATCTTTTCGCGTCACCCACATGCTGTACTGCACCTGGGCCATGTAAGCCGACTTTATGGCCTCGAAACCACCGAGCCGGAACTTCATGAAATCCCGGGAGGTAAACGGGCATTTCAGCTCAAGGCCATTGCCGTCACTGCATAAACCATCGGGAGAGCAGGCGGTACGCATACTTTCGTCGCGATAGATGATCGGGGATTCAGTAACATTCACGCCGGAAGTGAATTCAAACAGAGTTCTGGCGTCGTTCTCGTACTGTTTTCCCCATGCCAGCGCCTTAGCATTAACTTCCGGAGCCACACCGGTGCAAACCTCAGCCAGCAGGGTGTGGAAGTAGGACATTTTCATGTCAGGCCACTTTTTTCCGGAGCGGGGCTTTGCTATCACGTTGTGAACTTCTGAAGCGGTGATGACGCCGAGCCGTAATTTGTGCCATGCATCATCCCCCTGTTCGACAGCTCTCACGTCGATCCCGGTACGCTGCAGGATAATGTCCGGTGTCATGCTGCCACCTTCTGCTCAGTGGCTTTCTGTTTCAGGAATCCAAGAGCTTTCACTGCTTCGGCCTGTGTCAGTTCTGACGATGCGCGAATGTCGCGGCGAAATATCTGGGAACAGAGCGGCAATAAGTCGTCATCCCATGTTTTATCCAGGGCGATCAGCAGAGTGTTAATCTCCTGCATGGTTTCATCGTTAACGGGAAATACACCGCACAGGATGCAACGACAGCACAGAAAGGGATAATCCAGCTAAGCAGCGCGACCAACAGCACGTCTGAAACGCTTGCCGCGACACCAAAGGCAGTAAAAGCAGCCAATGACAATGCTGAGAAACGTCTGCAGAAAGATCAGAACGGTGCGGATATCCCTGGCAAAGATACCTTTACGAAAAATATTGGTGCCTGCCGTGCCTTCGGTGGGTCAGTAAGCACAACAACAGGAAACTGGACGACTGCACAGTTTATCGAGTGGCTGGATTCTCAGGGAGCATTTAACCATCCATACTGGATGTGCAAGGGTTCCTGGTCTTATGGCAATAATAAAATCATTACTGATACTGGCTGCGGTAATATTCATCTCGCCGGAGCTGTCATTGAAGTAATGGGGATAAAGTCAGCGATGACGATCCGCATTACCACTCCGACCACATCCAGCGGTGGCGGAACAACCAACGCCCAGTTTACCTATATTAATCACGGAACAGATTATTCACCTGGTTGGCGAAGGGACTATAACTCCAGAAATAAGCCAACGGCATCAGAGATCGGGGCGCTACCGTCAGGTGGAACAGCAGTATCATCAGTTAATCTGGCTTCAAAAGGTCGGGTAGCCGCGCTGACAGACAATACGCAGGGGGCAGCAGGTCTTGAGTTATACGAGGTGTATAACAACGGATATCCAACAGCGTATGGAAATATCATTCACCTGAAAGGGATGACAGCCGTTGGCGAAGGTGAGTTACTCATCGGCTGGAGTGGTACAAGCGGTGCTCATGCTCCGGCATTTATTCGTTCACGACGGGATACGACCGACGCAAACTGGTCGCCGTGGGCGCAGCTTTACACCTCGGCTCATCCTCCTGCAGAGTTTTATCCAGTCGGCGCACCAATCCCGTGGCCATCAGATACCGTTCCGTCTGGCTATGCCCTGATGCAGGGGCAGACTTTTGACAAATCTGCATATCCGAAACTGGCTATAGCCTATCCTTCTGGTGTTATTCCGGATATGCGCGGCTGGACAATCAAGGGCAAACCCGCCAGTGGGCGTGCTGTATTATCACAGGAACAGGACGGGATTAAATCGCATACTCACAGCGCCAGTGCGTCAAATACGGATTTAGGGACGAAAACGACCAGTTCATTTGATTACGGCACGAAGACAGTCAGTACGTTTAACCACGGCACAAAATCAACCAATACTTCAGGCAATCATACACATACCGTCGGTTTTGCTGTGAGCGTGCAATCAGGCGGTGCAAATTATGGTGTTCCGCGAAGTGATAAAGGTGCTACGACTACTAGTTCATCAGGCAATCATGCACATACAGTCGACATTGGAGCACATAACCATACTGTTGGTATTGGTGCACATTCACACACTGTTGCCATTGGCTCACACGGGCATTCCATTACCGTAAATGCTACTGGTAATACCGAAAACACCGTCAAAAACATCGCATTTAACTATATTGTGAGGCTTGCATAATGACTTTCAGAATGAGTGCAGAAGCACAAACTATCCGCGTATTTAATTTACTTGATGGAACCAATGAATTTATTGGGGAAAGTGACGCATATATCCCACCGTATACAGGTCTACCAGCTAATACTACAGATATAGCACCACCAGATGTGGAGGCTGGATTTGTGGCTGTTTTTAACAGTGAGAATAAATCTTGGAATATTGTTGAAGACCACCGAGGTAAAACTGTATATGACGTAACTTCCGGTGATGCTTTATTTATTTCTGAACTCGGTCCGTTACCGGAAAATGTTACCTGGTTATCGCCGGAAGGGGAGTTTCAGAAGTGGAACGGCACAGCCTGGGTGAAAGATGCAGAAGCAGAAAAACTGTTCCGGATCCGGGAGGCGGAAGAAACAAAAAACAGCCTGATGCAGGTAGCCAGTGAGCATATTTCGCCACTTCAGGATGCGGTAGATCTGGAGATTGCAACGGAGGAAGAAATATCGTTGCTGACAGCCTGGAAGAAGTATCGGGTATTGCTGAACCGTGTTGATATTCTTGAGCCAGTTTGGCCTGTGCAACCACAATAACGGAAGGATTTACTCCTTTTATTATTGCTGACTTAAAGCCAGTTTCAGGCGTATCGTGGCTGAGACAGATAACCACCCGCTATGCGAGTGGTTATGATTTTAACCTTTAACCTTTAACCTTTAACCTTTAATTTGAGATTTTTTACTTTGCCATAAAGCGTATCTTTTAAAGAAAAAGATGGAACCCAGTTAAAACCAGTGCGCCAGGGGCGTGGACTACCGTGAAAACACACAACTGAAACACTGTCAGGTACTTTCCCAGTTGCTGATTTTGATGCCAGGTCTGGATTGTATCCAATCATTGATTTTGTTGCTATATCGCATTTATAACTTTTAATTGCATCTGGAATAATGTCCTGCCATAAGTCTGGCTTAGTAACACTACCGATAAAACCTTGATCACCCCATTTATCTTCAGTTTTGCATTCTTGCATTATTTGTTCAGGATTGGCAGTAAATTCCTCCCATATTTTTGTCTTTGCAGAAACGGGAATCATCATAATTGAGGAGTTAACACGGTCATGATGATTAAACTCCCTGAGCATGGTGAAATTTTTAGCTTTTGTAAAAATATCCAATTTTCCAGTAATGACAACATCTATGTCAAAATATAAAATGTCATGATTCCCGATTACTGGATGGTTTGGGTTAAATAACTCCATTTTTGACCACCAACCAGGCCAATCAAATAACAAAGGTGCAGTATTCACACCATCAATACTTCCAGCATCAGTCAAGCAGATTGAGGGCATTGAACCAAATTGTTTATGAAGCCATTGTGCATGTTTCGGCGTAAAATCCTTGCCGCAGCGTAGTACAGAAACGATCAACATAGAAAATCTTTCCTAAACTTTCAGATCTAATTTATACATTAAATAGTTTGAGGTTATGAATACTATCTGAAGTATACAAGTTATTATGTGAAACAACCAGAAGAGTGACTACAATCCTATGAAAACAAATTGTGGTAGATGTTGGCGCGAGAATACACAGGCGGAACAATTACCTGTGATGTTGGTGGGGCGAAGTTGTATGAAAAATTTCCTGCTGGGGATAAATAAAGTCGCGGTATGTCATGTGCGGGAAGGAATAATCATTGGTTTTATGCCGCAGTACGTTGTATGCAATAACGTGCTGCGGTTGGCTGGTGAACTTCCGATAGTGCGAATATTGAATGATTTCCAGACGTTACCGATTTTACGACAAAAAATTAGCGCAAGAAGACAAAAATCACCTTGCGCTAATGCTCTGTTACAGGTCACTAATACCATCTAAGTAGTTGATTCATAGTGACTGCATATGTTGTGTTTTACAGTATTATCTAGTCTGTTTTTTATACGAAATAAAATGTAATATATTGATATTTATAACATTTTATGTTTCTCGTTCAGCTTTTTTATACTAACTTGAGCGAAACGGGAAGGTAAAAAGACAAAAAGTTGTTTTTAATACCTTTAAGTGATACCAGATGGCATTGCGCCATCTGGCAGAGTGA